CACCAATTTTAAAAATATTACCGCCCTGACCAGCAGTACCGTCGTGTCTGTGGCCTGTGCTTACTGCACTGCTAGAAGAGTAAGCAAAAGAGTTTACTAATTGGTTATACTCGTTATTAAATAACGATGCTGATATAGTATCTCCATCAGCGAATGTACTTTGTCTGGTATAGCTCTGAGCCATCTATTATCTCCTTCCTGATGGAGTGTAGTCTATATAAAGACCATTCACTGTATATGGCGATTTTTGATCTGAACTTGTTACAATAAAACTTACAGTATGCCCACTGCCTTGAACTGTTTGGCGTACTAGAGGATCTGCTGGAGCACCAAATACATTGGCTCCAAATATGCCTGACCCAAGAATACTAGGCAGAGGAATACTATCTAATATATAATCTAAAGGTTGTGAAATTAAAGGATCTTCATAATCATAACGTACACGTAATGTAGGCTGGATAGCCCCTTCAGGACTCATAGATAGACGTACATGACGTAAAGTCTTTTTAGTACCTACATCACCAAAGTCTAAATTAGGTGTCTGATAAGACGCTCTAATGTCAGCAGGATTACCACCATAATCAAAAGAAATACCATCATCATGATTATAGATATAGCCATCGCTATCTCCATGCCACGTTTGCTCAATACCGTCTACATCTAGATCTGATGTTAAAGCAGTAGCTTTGATACCTTCAGTTTCTGAATACTGAAAACCTTCATTTGTTAATGTAGCAATAACACCTTTAGAAGCAGCATTAGCTGTACCGTCTGTGTTATAAAATAATCTGTATTGTGATTTACTTCTAAGTACAGCACTTGTAATATCTAAATTATCAATGTTTGCTGCAATACTTTTAATTGTAGGTTGAATAGGTCTACTTACAGTCCCTAACTCAACGTCACCAATCCGTACTGTACCTGCAATGGTTCTAAGTCCGTCAGGACTCAAGAATAACAAGTCACCTGCAATTTCCTGAATGCTCTGTGCATCCATACAACCTACGTTTTTTGTTACTGGTTGTATTGTAATAGCATTAGAATCATTAATGTTTAATAGTTTAAAAATACTATTCTTACAAAAGATAACAAGATCACTACGGAAACTGGCTAGGCCCACTACTTGATCTTCAAGTACAATAGATCCTGCTCCAGCTCCTGAAAAGTTATCAGGATCATTTGTGTGGCTGTAATAAATTGTATTAGATGCAGCGCCTGCACCAGCAACTACAAAGTGCTTATCATGAATAGTGCCTACTGCCGGAGCAACAGTACCGCTTACAGTAATTTCACCAGCAAAAAAAGTACGTGAATTTAAAGCAGCAGTACCTTCCATTCTAAAAAAGTAAGGCTTGTTAACACCATCACATATAAGAATCTCACCATAATCTGATAAGCCTTCAAAAAATGCAAAGCTTGTTTGTTTTTGCCCAGTACGTGCTAAATCTGAACGGCCTGTAAAAGTTGTGTAGTTATCCCCGCTGCTATGAACACTAGACTTAGATATAGAAATCCATGAGGTTCCATCTTGACTAAAAAATATTCCAGTGCCTGAACAAACTATTACACCATCAGCATAACCTCTAATCCCCAGTACTTTGTTATCACCATTAGGACGTACCGCTGAACCGCCTCCAAAGATAGTGAAGCCATTAATACGACGATAGCCGCCATCTGTGTCTACTTCAAAGTTTGTAAGCTTAGAAGCAACTCCCGGCTGTCCCAGCATCTCAAGCTGGTTAAGGCTAGTATATAATCCGCCTTTAGTTGATAAACCAAACGGCTGAGACATTATACAAACCTCATACGGTCATCTTTAAACTCACCGGGATTAGGATTCATCAAATTAAGTTTCATTAAACGTAAGCCACGCTTGTAGTCTTCAAGAGCAAAAGCAGAAAACTGTGGGCTTTCTTTAAACTGATAAATATAATATCTAGCTCTATTAAGCAATACAGGCTTGTAAGTATTTGGGAAAACTGTTTCATCACCAAAGGCTGCAAGCTCTGTAGGTAATACATAAGCGTAAAACCAGATACGATATACTTTATCTGGAATAGAGCTAAGACCAAACTTACGGTTGTCAGGACTTTTGATTACACGATCAGGTACACCGTATTGCTGAGTATCTGCATCGTCTAAGTTTTCTGGAATACGTCTATAGTCTTTCCAAGCTTCTGTTGTAGTAAAACGTAAGTTACGTGCAGTATATGGTACTGATTCGCCTGCTACGCCTACTGTAGTCAAATAAAAGTTGTCCCAATCAATGTAGCCGTAGTCAGTAGTTAAAGAAGAACTAGCAGCCTTTAAATTATACCAGCGTTGTCCCGCTACAGTTTCTACGTATACATTACCGTACATAGGATCTGTCTCACCACTTAAATTAGCAGCAAGGAAAGGCCACTGAGGTTCTTCATTAACAATATCTAGATAAGCTCTGTTAATAGAGTCTTTAACATGTTGTTGAATACCCACAGCAGAAGCAAAGCTAGAACTTGTAAGCTCTACTTCATTCATCTCCCGTAGGAGTTCATTTGCTAAATCTAGATATGTTGCTGCCATTATTTATGCGCCTTTTGAACCTCAAAGGTTGCTGATTTACTTGCACCCTTATGAGGCTTATAACCGTCTTTAGGATCTTTCATAAGCTTAAAAGTCTTTCCAGACTTCATCCAGTGGTAACCTTTAGGAGCAGCTACTTTCATTTTACTTTCTGCGTTACGGTTTTACTACCGCACATTCTTTCCATATCCTGCACAGAAGCATAGCCGCCTTTAGTGTAAGCACTACGTTTTGTAGCACCTCCACCCATCATTTTCTTTTTAGCATACATACCTTGACCTCCTTCAGAATATTGTATTCTTTCATCATACCCAATACCATACATGGGTAGCTCTTGAATACCGCCGTAGTTTTGTTTTTGATTTAGTTTAGCTACCATTTTTTTAATCGTTTTGCCTAAACTCATCAGTCTTGCTCCATTGAAAAAGTTTTACTAATTGCTCTAGCGCCTTCAAACTCTGTAGCGCATTCAGGGTCAGAGTCTTTATTAAAAATTTTATCAAAGTTATCTTTGTAACGTGCGTAATTAGTTCCTTTGCGGATTCTACTGCCTTTACCAGCAATAGTTTGTCTCATCATTAGTGGCTTCGCATCAGATCCAAGTTGGGGCATTATAATCTCCAGTAAAAAAGGAAAGGGGCCACCGAAGCAGCCCCCACCTAAAAGGTCTAGTCGATACCGTAGAAGGCTGAAACCAGAGCTTCTGGTCGCAGTACCTTAGCACCGTAAACGTGTAGACCACGTACAATGTCACCGAAGCTTTCTGGGTCACGGATGACCTCAGTGCTGGTGATTGTTTGAGCCGTTGCCGTAGAAGACATGTGACCAGCCAGACATTGACCAGCAGCATTAGTTACCGCAGGAATGTTGTTTGACTTGTACATATCAAAACCACGCAGCTTGCCAGAGCTTACCAAACCATTACGGATGGAGCCTTGACCAGCGTTGAAGTCTACGTTCAACAGCTTAGAGCTAGACTGAGACAGTACTTCGTAGAACTGTGGTGAAGCTACGAACCATCGTCCTTCTTCTGGAATGTTCTGCTCGTCTAGCAAACGTGCCATACGTGCCATGATATCCAGAGGATCGTGTTCACCTGAAGCAAAACCAAGGTCTAGGTTACCAGTACCGTCAAAGGTTCCAGCAGCAAGGTCAGCAGTAGCGTCTGTACCAAGGATATGGTCAGGGCTAGAAGCAGACACACCAGCAAACATAGAAGCTAGTACACCTTGGTCAAAAGCATCACGCAAAGAGTAAGCTGCTGAAGACGTAGCAACGTCACGGAAGTTAACGTGAGACATGTTAGTTTCAATGTCATCTACGATAAACTTAAATGCGTTAGCCGTGTCAACAACCAGAGTTACTTCTTGGTCAGTCAACTTAGTAGCGGTCACATCTTGACCACGCTCATACTGATAAACAGTAATTTCAGGCTCTTTGATGATTCGTACACTATCACCGAATGCTGCGATTTCACCCGCATAGTCAGTGTTCGTAATACCTTCAATCACAGAAGCCTTACGGAAAAAGTTTAGTACCTGCTTAGAGTAAACTTTAGGCAGGAAAAACGAGTTGGTTTGTCCCGCTACAGAGTTACCAAAGTTAGCATTGGTATCTGTAGACGGTTCAAAGAATTGGTCACTTACATTATAAGCCATGTTAATATTCTCCTAATAACACAATTAATTATGCTACTACGCGACCCTCCATCATTGCTTGCTTAATATCTTCTTCATATTTATCAAACTGATCTAGGGACATAGCAGCGATTTCCCGTTCAGTCCAGATCTTAGGTTGACCAGCATCTACGTTAGTTGTTTTAGTTGATACCATATCTGCTGCCGAACCTTGAGATTTCTTTCTGGGCTGTTGTTTTTGAGTAACACCAGTTTCCAATTTGTAAAGATCAATAGCTTTTGAAGCTAAAGCAACATTATCAGGGTTATTATAAACCCAATCTTGAATCTGCTCAGGTTGCTCCTTAGCCCACGCATGAAACTGCTCGTCCCCTCTGATGTCCTCAAAGTCTGGATGGCGCTGTTGCAAAGTGGTTTCAGCCTCTCTACGTAATACTTCAGACTCACGTTGCCGCATAGCTTGTAGTTGCGCTTCAAGTTCTGCTACCTGCCGTTGACTCTGCATATGTGCTACAGATTCAACAGTGTTATACAGATCAGGATACTCCTCTTTAAAACTTTCTAACTCTTCTTCAGACTTAGGCGGTTCATAGCGGGGTTGTGCTTGTTGAGCCATCGCAAGGAGTTCTTGTTCCTTTTGTTTAAACTCTCCAAGTTTCTGATCATAATGTTTCTTTAGATCATCGTATCGTTTCTTATAGTTAGTCCTCTTTCGGGGTTGAGCTTCTTCTTCAGGGGCCTCTTCGGGGGTAGCCTGAGGTGGCTCAAAAAATAATCCATCTGCACTGCCTCCACTGGGCTTATCAGCTTCGTGCCAAGGCTTACGAGCATTGTATGGATTACTAACTTCTTCTTGTACTTCTGACATTCTCAATCTCCTTCACGGGGCTTGTGTCTTGCAAGGTAGCCATATTAACTCCGTCGAGTTTATGGGGCTTGTCTTACCAAGGTAGCCGTAAAATTACCGAAGACTAGGCATCTTATTTGCACCCATCATGAGCTTATTGATTTCCTCATCGGTTTTGCTGAGGGGTAAATCTTGCTCTTCAGGGTCTTCTTGCATATAACCGCCAATAGCCTTCATTTGATAACCGCCATCATAAGCACGTTCAGCATCATCCATCATTGTTTGAAGCTGATCCGCACCAATCTGGTCGGTTGCTTTTCTGGTAAATACAAACTCTCCATCACTCAAACGAGCGGGGATAGAATCTGATACACCAGTTCCGGGGCCTTCGACTTCTCCAGCACCCGAAAACTCACTAGCAACTGTAATTACTTTGTCCAAGATATCTGATAGTCTTGGATCATTTTGTAATACACCTGCTAGGTAATCTTGTTCTTCATCGTCAAGGGATTCATCCATGACGTAACTAATATAATCGTCTTCCATTTCATTATCTGGAAGCTGTGAAGCCAGTGCTTCGTCCATTTCATCTTCTGGTATGTTTGGATAGGTATCTACTGGCATACCTTCAGGGGGCATCATCATAGAGCCACCTTCGTTAAATACTCCACGTCCTTTCAAAACATCTGCCTGAGTAATCTTTCCATCGCCTGTAAGATCTGATAAGCCGCCTTTAACTTTTCCAGATCTCGCAGCACGTTCTTCAGCACCACGTTCTTCTTCTATTTTTTTATGTACAGCGATTTTAGTTGTATCACTGACATTACCCGTATCCCTTTGAAAGTTAGACTCAATATTTTTTCTTTCAGCGGGAGTTTTAGCTTGGGCATAAGACTTTTGAAAATCTTCTAGCATAGACCTATAGCCTGCTTCCATATCAAAATTTTTAGTCATAATCTTTCCTATTAAGTGCTTCGTCTACTTGTTCAGGTAAAGTTTCTAGTCTAGCCAGAGAACTCAGCTTCACCTGACTGCGGAA